GGTTATACCGAAGGGGAAAGATCGCGCAGAGTTTGGTTTTTTTCATAATGTCCCATTCTTGTCCTATAACTTGAGTGGCATCAGTCTGTAAAATGACCACTGAGACAAGTTGACGGGACTTGTCTCATGATGAGTGAAGTGGAAGGCCATCAAGAAGAGGATGAGGGCGAGTCTTGTATTGCGGAGGATTTAGAGACGATCCGGCAAACGGACTTGGCGAATATCCGTGCCTTTGCCAGATCAGGCCGACCGCTAACGGCCGAACAACTCAGAAGGCTGGAGGCTGCGGATCGTGGCCAGCCGAGTTTGAATCTTGAGGCGAGTGCTGGTGCTATCTATGTGGCGAACCAAACGATGCTGGCGGAAGCGTTGGGCTTGAGTGACCGCAAAACCATTCAGCGGTGGATGCGGAAACCTGGAGCACCACAACCGACTGATGATGGTCGCTATGAAGTGAATGCTTGGCGTGCTTGGATGCACGCGAGCGGGCTTGGGCAGCGTGCAAAGGGGAGCGATCTGGAGAGCATCAAGAAGAATCACGCTGAACTCGATCTGCGGATAAAGCAGATGGAGGTGGACGAGATGGAGGGGCGTAGTGCGCAGACAGACGATGTCGTGCGGATCGTGGTCGAGCAGTTTGCTCGCATGGTGCAAGGCCTTCGAGCGATGAAGCATTCACTGGCTCCGTCCGTGGTTGGTGAAACGGTGCCAGAGGCGGGTAAGCGTATTGGTGCTGCCGTTGACGAGGTGCTGTCTCAGTTTGCGATTCCTGAGGGCGCAAAAAAAAAAGTGTTTTGGAGGAACGTATCTGCGAAACTTGCAAGCCGCCTACCACCGTTGCTCCACACGTTTATGCACGAGCCAACTTCAGGCTGCATAACGGAGACCGATGGGACCCTGACCTGAGATTTCAGGAGAAGATCATGCGTGACTTCGCCGACCCGGCGATCCGCAAGCAGGCGTGCCAGTGCAGTGCGCAGAGCACGAAGACCGTGCTCATGTATGGCTGCATGGGCTACGCGTTTCTGGAAGATCCCGGTCCGTTTTTGTGGGTGACCAAATCGCTGCCGGAGGCCAAGAAGATGGCTGAGGCCTACCTGTGGCCGTTCTGGGAAAACACGCCGAAGCTGCTAGAGAAGCTGCCGAAAAAGCGCGACAAAAAGCGCAAGCTCTCGGCGGACTTTGGCGGCTTCTACTTCAACATCACCGGCGCCGATGCCAAGGCTTCGATTCAGTCGCTGCCTTACCGTTACTTGTTTCTCGATGAGGTGCGGCAGTGGCGGCCTGGGGCGTTGGAGATGGTGAGCAAGCGCACGCGCTCTTACCCGCATAACTACAAGCAGTTCATGGTGTCGTGTCCGGACATGGAGGAGGACATGATGGATCGTGCCTTCTTGGCGGGCAGTCAGGAGCATTGGCATGTGCCATGCAAATCGTGCGGTCACATGCAGGTGCTCGATTGGGGAGAGAAGAAAAAGCCAGGTGGCATCAAGTGGGACGACAACGAGATCACGCACCCGAATGGTGTGTGGAATGTCGATGAAGCGTGCAAGACATTGCGGTTTGAGTGCGAGGCTTGCCAGCATCAGCATCGCGACATCCGGCCATCGGGCGCGGATCGGAAATGGTTCAGTCGTGAAGGCGATTGGGTGGCCTACAATCTCACGGCGCCAGCGGACTACAAAAGCTACACATGGAACGCGCTGCTCCCGCACTTCACCAGTTGGGAGGAACAGTTCCAGGAGTTTCTGCGCGCCTCACAGGCCTTGAAGTCCGGTGACATCACGCCGCTCAAAGATCACTGGAACGAAACCCGTGGCAAAGTGTGGGCGGACCGGATGCGCTTCGCCAAGGACGATGAGTTCCTGAAAGAGCGCGAGCACAATTACCTGCCAGGTGATGCGTGGGAAAACGAAGTCCGGCGCTTCATGACGATCGATGTGCAAGGCAAAGGTGGCCGGCATTATTGGGTGGTCATCCGCGCCTGGGGTCAGTATGGACAGTCGCGGAAACTGCACCACGAAAAAGTTTACACGCGTGAGGATCTGGTGCGGCTGCAGAAAGAGTGGGGCGTAGATCCCCGCAATGTGGCGATCGACTCGGCTTACTCGACTGCGGAGATTTACAAGTTGGTCATGGAGAGCGGCGGACTGTGGAAAGCCATCCGTGGTGAGGAAAAACAATTTTTTACGCAGGACAAAGGCGTCAAGGCGATCTGGGCGCTGTCGAAATTCGATCCGGCCATGGGCACGCGGATGCAGGGTCAGGTGGCCGCGCAGCCGTTGTGGTTGTTCTCGGCACCGGCGACACGCGAGAGGTTGGTGATGATGATGTATGGCGATCTGGGCGACTGGCAGTTGCCGCTGAACGAAGACCACGAATACAAGCGGCAGGTCACCGCCTGGGAGCGCAAACTCGTCCAAGGCGGTCGGGGCGGTGCCAGTTACATCTGGTATCAGAAGCGCGTGGACGACCATCTGGAGGCCTGTGAGCGAATGCAGATTGCCTGTGCCGCCATGTGCGGATTGTTCGAGGCGTCAGACGGCGCGGCTCAGCTCCCGCTGATCTGAGTTGACGGTTTTTCACGATTTCTCGCTAAATCGCGTGTTTCCCATCATTTTGGGAAAATCGTGCATACCTTGTGCGCCAAAAAGCAGACCTTTGGTTTTTGGGGTATGCCGTGTGGAACGCTCTTATTCGGGGTGAGGAACGGGCTTTGTTCATACCTTGCATACCTTGCATACCTTTTTTATATTGGGGAAAGGGTAAACACGGAGGCAAGTATCATCTATGTATAGGGCTGGATGGAGCAAAAAGGTCGCAAGGTAGGCGTCAACTCAGGCGGACGCCTGAGTTTCTAGGCGTTCCACAGCGCATACCTACCTTCGAGCCTTGATTCACCAATGTTTGCGCAGCTTTGAGCGCGTGGAACGTCCGGTTTCAGGACATTCGCGCCAGTTTGCGCACCCCTGGGATGCTTTTGAAGGTAGGCATAGGGGTCTGCAGGACGGGTGCCGGAGGTGGTTCTGGCACTGGTATGGGGTTGATAATAGGCGTGGAGGATGAGCCTAGATTTGACGCGATTGAATGCCAAACTGGACGCTGCTTTGACGTTTTTTGGTCGGGCAGTTTATGTCTCACCGCACTCCTTACTTCCCGCTGTTGGTGAGAGGGGTTGGAAAGAGGGTTGGAGCGGAGTTTCTAAGCACAAAAAATCGCGGGCGATGGAGTATGCTAAGAAATGGGCAAAAGGCTCGGAGCCGCCTCCGGTTTCAGTCGATAAGGCTTATGGAAAATTCCGTGTGGTCGATGGGCATCACCGGGTCATAGCTGCTAGGCATCTTGGCAAACTTGTTCCGGTTCAGCCTCCTGGAAATATTTTCAAGAAAGAAACACATCAGGGCCGGTCACTTCGGACGGTGGCGAATGCCGACTTTAAGCGGGTGTGGAAATCTAAAATTGTCTAGGCTTGGGCTTTGGCGATGGCGGCACGGGCGATGTCGCCAGATTGCCGATTGGTGTCTTGGTAATCCAGTAGATCTCCGGCAGCGGCCATTCGCTCGTTTGAGGCTTGGAGTATGCGTTGCAAAGACTCCTGCAGATCGGCCGCCACGGATCGCAGGCGAATCACCTCAGCGGCGAGGACGATCATGGTGCGGAATGGCAGGGTCTCGTATTCGGTTTTGCCCATGCGTTTCGCACCTTCGGACGGCCGGCCGTGGTTGGACCGGAAAAGTTCGGTGTGGCGCGGTGGTGGTTGCTGCTGGCCGCTGTTGAAACTCTGATGGTGCTGGACGTAGCAGAGGGCGGTGGCGACTTGTTCGGCTGGGGTGGTCATGATTTGTTGGCGGGGATTCCTTCGCGGAGTTTCTTTTCAAAGACGCAGGTTTCGCCATCGGTGCGAATCCAGCGGTAGCCGGATTTGAGCAGGTGACCGAGTGCTGCGGAGTTTTCGTCTTGGGACAGGTAGGAGCCATCGGGGATGGGCACCGTGAGCATGGGTTGGACCACGGCCAGAGGCATCGTGGCGTAGTGGTAGAGGTCGGCGATCATGCGGCTTTCAGGGGTGGGTTGAGTTGGGCGTGGGCCATCTGCAGGCCTTTCCAGTGAGCCAGGGCGCGCATATTCCAGCACTGGCCGGCTTCGAGCAGGTGGGTCAGGTCTTCACCGTCCATGTCGTTGGACTCATAACAGCTATTCAAATGCTGCTGCCATCTATCTTGTGATTCGAGGCAGCGAGGCCAGTCATCTTCCAGACAATTAGCGAGATCCTCTGACTCGCCGATAACTTCACGAATCCACTTCTCAGCGTGTTCGTGGCACCATTCGTGATGTTCGATGTAGCCGTCGATGCCCTGGGCTTTGCCGAGGAAGTAATGCCAGTCGAAGCTGGCAAGCATGTTGAGGCTGATCTGTTCCGACCAGCAAAAGCTGGAGTGGCCGATGTCACCGGACACATGCAG